TAACTGGTCTTACTGCGGCTTTCCATTCACTCTTTGGAATGAATTTCCACTCACTTGTTGCGTTGTAAGCTTCTTTATCACTTACTCTAATAATCTTACCGGTCTTTGTACTTTTTAAACATTTCATAGGTTGTTTCCTCCGTGTTTTTATTTTATTTATGTAATTTGGCGAATGTACTTTGAATCCAACTATTAACATCACCGAATGAATTAATAGTTCTCATACCCATTGCCTTTTTGATGAATCCTAATTTATCCAATTTTGCTGAATTATCCAAATATTTATCGTTAATTGTTAATTTCTTATTAGTAGGTATATCTGGATCGGATAATTGCATCAGCTTATAGTTTCTTTCAACTACTTTTTTACCATCTAATATTTTACCATAGAATTTGTTTTCACTTTTGCGTTCTTCACATAGTTCAAACATTCTATCTATCGTAATTTCCTTTTCTTCAACCACCTCCGGAAATCTCTTAATAATAGTTTTAAGCCCACACCCAGGAATACCATCAATGTTATCGGACTTATCACCATCAAGAGTACGATAAACCATAAAATTTGAGGGATGAACACCATACTCATCCACAACCATTTTTGTATCGTAAACTTTCTTTTTTGTTGGTGAATAGACTGTGACTCTTTCATTTACTAATTGTAGGAAGTCTTTATCGGCACTCATAATAACTGCCAATTCATCCTCTTTTAAAAGTTGAGATGCAATATAGCCCATAACATCATCTGCCTCAATACCATCGTATAGCATTATTTCCACCGGTAGGTACTCTAGCAGTTCGATTAAACCAATCATTTGTCGTTTCATAGATACACCTTCCTCCTCTTTATTCATTAAATCAGAGTATGCTCTATTCACTCTAAAACGATTGTTTCCTCTATTCTCTTTGTAACCTGAATATAAATCCTTTCTACTTTTGGAACCACCCTTACCATCAAATACAATAATACAACGAGTTGCATTTTGTTCTCTAATAGCAAAACCAATTCCTTTTAAGAATCCAACGATACCCCCTATGTGGTCTCCGTTATCATCCATAGTAGGATTTACTGTCCAACTTCTTATAAAGGTATTAAGACCATCAACAATTAATACCTTTTCTTTTCCCAATTGCTGATGGTCTTTTTCTACCTCGTTTAGTAACTTTTTGTATGTTTCGTTCATAAACCTTTATTCTGTTTCGATATCTGGTTCTGGAATTTCTCCACCACTATCATATGTAATATCATCCGGATCGATTCCTTCTTTTTTATATTGTAAGATTGTTGATTCACAAATCTTTCTATAAATTTGGTCTTTCAAATCTAATCTAGTATCCATCATCTGAATAAAATCTTTAGATTGGAATTTAATAACTTCACCAGTATCAGTGTCTACATATTCGTACCATGCTCCACCTTGCTTAACTAATTTATTATCTTTCATAACCTTTAACCAACCACCAAAATTATCAATACCTCTATCAAAGAAAATATCGAAATCTGCTGAACGTAATGGTGGTCCTAAACGATTCTTAATAACCTGTGCTCTTACTTTGATACCAATTATTCTCTCACCTGCTTTAATCTGTCCCATATTCTTTAAACGAATACGAACCGAAGCGTGGAATGCTAATGCTTTACCACCCGATGTAGTCCAAGGATCTCCGAACATAACACCTAATTTTTGTCTCAACTGATTAGTAAAGATAACTGATATTTTTTGTCTACCAATTACATTAGTAATCTTTCTCATTGCTTTTGAAATGATAATGGCTTTGTCAGTTGCGTAACCATCTTTATCATAATCTGCATCCATCTCCTTTTTAGTTGATGCTGCGGCTACTGAATCGACTACGATTGTAACTAATTTATCCTTATCACCCTTACGAACTTTCTCAATGATTGTATCAATTGTTTCGAAAATATCCTCTACTGTGTCTACTGAAACGTATAACAATTTAGAAACATCTACTCCAATCGCATCAAAGAACTCTCTACTTACTGCGGTTTCGGTATCAATCAATACTGCTACCCCACCTTGCTTTTGAGTTTCAGCTAATAAGTGAGCTGATAATAATGATTTACCACTTTGTTCTAAACCGGTAATTTCGGTTATTCTTCCTACGGGTAACCCCCCATAAGGTCTATTTGAAACCGCCACATCTAACATTGCTGTTCCAGTGGAAACCCAACCTGGTACATTGGTTGGGGCCCCATCGGAATCATCATCTAAAAAGTATGCTACCTTTTGGTCTTTCCACTTTTTATTTAGAGAGTCGGCTATTTCTTGTGCTAAGTCAATTTTAGCCATAATAATTATGAATTAAATAAATCATCAAATGCTGCTGCCACATCTACTTTAGGTGCTGGTGCAGGTGTTTCATCATCCCAAGGTAAATCGTTAGCTAAACCTGTACCACCAATTTCTGGTGCTGCATCTTTAGTTACTAATTGTTCTTCAACTTTCTTTGGTTGAGGAGTTAAAGTTTGTTGGGTAAATGAAGGAGTTGGATTTTCCTCTTCAGCTGCTACTGCTGTTGGATTCAACCAATTCTCTAATACTGTCTTTAATTCAGGATAAGATAACTCTGAATAAATGTCAGTAATGTTTGTCTGCTCATCTAATAATTTTGCAGCTGTTGTTGGATTCTCATGTAATAGAGAAACATTTGGTTTTACTCTGATTCGAGTTTCAGGATATGTTTTACCTGCTTCCTCTACGATTTCAATAACAATATCTCTACCAGTTTTTTCATCTGTGATATCACCATAATCTGGATCTGCTACGATTGCTAAGATTTCTTGGTAAACGGTTTTACCGAATCCCCAAAACTTAACACCCTCAGCTTCTTGTCCTCTTACGATAACAGGAGCAAATGTTCTTAATTTTGGTTCCATTTTCTTACCAGCTTTCCAGTTTTCAGTATCACCTAATTTCTTAAGTTTTTCTGCGAACTCTAAAATCGGGTCAGGTCTTCCAAAAGAAGCTGGACTCAAATAAGTTTTGTTGTTAATGTTGTAGTGAAATAAAAGTTCAATGAAAGGATTTTCTGTGTTGAACTTGTAAGGAACGATTCTAACTTGGTACTTTCCAGGTTTTGGTTTCCACAATGAATCTGTCTTTTTGGATGTGTTTTGCAACGAATTCAAACGCTGCTTGATTGCATTAATGTTCATGCTGTTTTTGTTTTAAGTTTTAAAAATTGTTTGTTTTAAGTTTTAAGATTATCGCGATTAATCTCATAGATAAATATCAATAATCTCAATCTTATATATCAAATATACAAAGATTTTTTGAGACCACCAAATTATTTAGATAGATTTTCTATCTTTCTATTTAGGTAAAATGCTGCTTTCTTTAAGTCTTCTAGTTCTTTTGCTGCATCTTTTTTTCCTGCTCTTGCTATGTATTTAGCTACATTAAATAAATAAGCATCTTTATCCAACCCCCATGCTTCACATACCTTAATTACTTCATATGGGTTATCAACACCACCATAATAGGCTGGATTCTTTACTGTTTCTATTTTAACTGCTGATTTTTCTACTAACTCTTGAGCAATTCTCAAACATACGTCTGCACCTCTTATTTTTTGTCTTTCAATTTCTTTTTCAGTTGCTTGATTAAATTCGTCTTTTCTTATCTTTGGTTTTGCTGGCATTATTTTATAATTTATATGATATGTAATCTGCTATTAAATCTGCTACATTAATTTCACAATATGTTTCAAATCCTTTAAATCCTGGTGCACTATTTGCTTCACATACTCTAAATCCTCTTTCATCAAAAAGTAAATCTATTCCTGCTATATGTAAATTTAATACTCTTGCTGTTTCTCTTGCTATGAAATCTATTTCATCTGTTAATTCAAATTTCTCACCTGTCCCACCATTAGTTATGTTTGCTCTAAAATCTCCTTCAGGTCCCATTCTTTTCATTGCACCAATAACTTTACCACCAATAACCAATACTCTTAAATCCTCACCTGGTTTGAATCCCAAATACTCTTGAACTAAAAGTGTTTTTGATGTTCCTAAACTTCGGATAAATTCCATTAATTTTGTGAAATCTCTTTTCTTTTCACATAAATAAACTCCTTTACCATAACTTCCAGTAACTACCTTAACTACACATGGAAATCCAATTCTATCTCTTACGATAATCTCATCAACAGGGTATTTAACCACCATTGTATTTGGAATGGGTATATTATGTTGAGAAAGTATTTGAGATGTTTGTAATTTATCTGCAACTTTTTCAATTGGGTCTGCTGAATTGATACAGAGAACTCCTGCTTTTTCTAATTGTCTTAATAGTGCTAACATAAAATCATTAGTTCCACTACCAGTTCTTACTAATACAATTTTTGGTAATTCTATTGTTTCTCCTGCATATAAAATACCTTGATTAATATTTTTATCTACAATAATATCAAAATTATCCGGTTGAACAATTTTTGCAGTAATTCCTTTTTTATCTAAACTTTCTAACAATCTTTTGTTTTCAAATTCAGTTTCGGTATTTTTTGAGAATATCCAAACACTCATAACTTATTTATCTTTTTTTAATCCGTATTTAATCCACTTATACCAAACTCTTTCATGTATATAATATTGAATAGGTTTGTAAACTAATTCTGCTACACCAAATGCGGCACCTATTTTAATTGAACCACTTATCAACCACATTAATAAAAACCCAATAGCGGTACTTACAATACGATATGATATGGATTTTGCAATATGTCTCTTAATCAACGGCATATTCTATAACTTCACCATCAGTATCCATATACCCCTTTCTAATCTTAGTTCCACTAATCAATTCAACATCAGCCGGAGGATGATGATTAATTACATCGTATCCTACACCTCTACCATAGTTTACTGATTCTATATCAGGTATAATACTAACTAAAATTCTATCTGAGTTTTCTTTAAAGAATGGTTCTTCAACTAAATCTAACATAACTCTGTATGCTGATTTTGGATTGTTCTCATCTTCCGGAACATCTCTAATTGCTACCCATACATCTTTACCTTTGTCTAGTTGTTGACGGATTAACCACTCATGTCCTGCGTGCCATGTCTGCCATCTTCCGATGAATAATGCGTATTTTCTTTTCATAACTCTAATTTACAACTTATTAATTATATTTCCAAATATTCTCGTAGTCTTTTGAAAGTTTGTAATTCTCTTTCATCCGTAGTATCTAAATCTATAAAATTTTCGGTAGGTGGTTCATAGTTATCAACGTGAAAATGTTCCCTACCTCTTTCATTTGTAGTATGAACATATATTTCTTTTATACCCTCACCCATTTCGGCTTTAAATGCTTCTCTTTGGTCTTTATATGGAGAAACCAATGATACAATTACATTAAATTTTTTACTATGTAGAAACTTAGCTAAGATTTGTGCTTTTTCTATATTTGCTTTCCGACCTGTTTCTGAATAATCTTTGTTTTGGAATACATCTCTAATATCATCACCATCAATTGTAATGGCTCTACGAATAAAATGTGTTTTCATCCAATTAGCCATAGTAGTTTTTCCACTACCTGGTTGTCCTGTGAACCAATATATCATAACTTTTTATTTTGTTAAATCTATCACATCAAATACTCTAGTGTATATTTTTTTTACACCTTCCGTATTTGTTACCAATATACAATTTCTATATTTTTCCCAATCAACTTCAAACTTGTTATCTAATTGTCCACCAGTAACTTCCATAATAACATTGTTCAATGCGTTAATTGTATATAAAGTATTACTATGTTTTTTTCTATGAACCAAAATAGTTTTCATTTCTAAATTTGGTTGTTCATTTTCTACTACCACATTATATGTAACAAACAATTCATTTGGAATGTTTTTATTTTGTAAGACATAAATGTAATTATAAGCCAATGTATAACTGCTTTTAATTAAATCTATGTGATTTTCTACGTCAGTTTTTGTACTGAATGTGCATAATAATTGTGTTTTCATTATCGGGGGTTACTCTCTTATTTTTGTATTGGTTCAATGTGAGATGAGTTTGCGTTATTCAATGCTAAGTATTTACATTCCTTACCCGTTGCTGCGATACCAGGGTCGTAACTCCAACCCATACCACTTACAACATTAACACCATCAATCACCTCATGTTGAACACCTTTTTTAGTATATTTAGTTCTTAAATTACCAAACAATTGATAATCTACATCTGCATTATTTATGGCCTCTGCTACAGCGCCCATTTTACACCACATACCACATTGTTGTTTGTATGTTTCATAATTTGATTTTTGTTCTGCAGAATTGTTACCAAAACATTTAGCATATTTTTTAAATGGAACTTTAGATATAATTTTTTTAGCCATCATATCTGCTTGTCTTTGTCCCTCTTTAAGTGCTTCTGCTGCCATTTTGCTATCTATAACACCTGCCGCCACTGCTCTTTTTGCAATATCAGTTATTTCTTTTTGTTTTGCTTCTACTTCCTTTTTACTATGAACTCTTTTATCTTTTCCACCAGGAGTAAATGCCCATTCATATGTTCCAAACATTTGAGTCAATTCTTTTTTAGTATCAAATGAACCACCTTGGTGTTTATAAGATGTCATTGCTACTTTATCCATACCTGCACTTGCACCACCTTTTTGAAATTTAACACTTAAACCACCTTCAATTAATACATCAGTTTTAAATGCCTGTAAATTTTTTGCAATTTCTGCTGATGGTTTTTGTCCTGCTTTTATTAAAAACGATGGAGTTGGTTTATAAGTTACAATATCTGTTACTTTCCAGTTTGATGCCGCCGGCATAAAACCCGCATATCCTTGTCCTAATTTAGTCATAAAATCAAATATTTCCTGCATATCAGGTACACCTGCTCTAAAATCGGGTGTGTTTACCATTGATTCTGCTAATGTATCGATTTGATGAATATAATATTGAACTGCTCTAGGATCTTTTTCGTTTGGTGCTTTAATTGCTTTTAAATTATCTATTACTTTCTTTTGTTCTGGTGTAAATCCTGCACCACCGTTATATTTTGTTAATAATGCATTTAAACGACCAAACATCATTTTTTGAATATTACCAATAACAGCCGTTCTTCCTTCTGGTGTTGAGGTATCACCACCAAAATCAATACTTTCTATTTTACCTTGTGCAGCAATAAATTCTACCATTGCATTATTTCTTTTAATAGCTGAAACTATTAATTCTGCTTCTTTATCTGAATCAGGTATACCTTTTGCTTTTAATTCTTTTGATAATTCTTGTGCCTTTGGAACATTTACTTTTTTTAAAGTTGTTTTTCCAATTTGAACTCCACTTATTTTACCACCTTCTTTGATTGCTTTTGCTTCTACATTATATCTTTTTT